CTAAGTTTGTAAGCTCAGCTACATTGTACTTAGTTTGAGCACCGTATTTAGAAAGGTTTTTAAGTGTTGAGTTGATTTCTTTGTCACTAAGAGGATTGTCTAGTGACCTCATGTTGTTTACAAATTCATTCTGAGCATCATATAGCTCTCCTGCATCTTTAGCAAAGCTTTTACCAATGTTCAAAGCTCCCCTAGCAGATAGAGCCAATACTTTACTAGAAATTCTATCCAAGGCATTAGAGATAGCTGTAAGACCTGATGTATCACCTTGAATCCTAACAGTTCTATTCTTGTTTACCTTATTGTCAATATCATCTAAGTCTTTCTTAGCTTTATTAAGATGTGATAGGTCAGCATTAACTTTAAAGGTTTTACCCTTAAGACCATTCAGGTCTGAGGATACCTTAGTAATGCTTCTAGTGTCTGCATCTACCTTAACACTTACTGTCTTGTTCTTAAGAGCTAGCAAGTCTTTTTGTACCTTCAGTACCTTATTACCATTACTGTCAACATCAACTCTAACACGTTTGTTTTTAAGTTTATTGACAGTATTAAATAAGGCAATAACATCCTTATTGTTTGTTACTGCCTTAACAATTATAGTAGTACCTTTAGAATACTTATCTAACTTGCTCAGAAGGTCAGTAAGGCTCTTATCTACCTGGGAGGTAACTTGTACCCTTAATTGCCTTTGAGCCATACTCTACCTCTTTCTTAAGCTTCTACATAACGGTCATAGAATTTACCATTTCTACGAACAAAGGTAACTTCTAGTGACAAGTTGACTTCATCTGAGTTGTTGAACTCTTCTGAGTGTGAAGTGATGATACCATAGAATCTGAGGTATTCACGTTTACCATTAGTAGCTACACGAGGTACTGTGAACTCAGCTTCAAATGAATCAAGACGGTCTTCATTTGCTTCAAAGTGTTCTACTTCTTTTTCAGCATCATAAGTAACCAATACTTCACGGTTGATGTATTTCTTATTGACATACACTGTACCAAAGTCCTGAGCCTTAACATTTGAGATAGCTACAAACTCGTTAGGGTCTACAGGAGTTACAGATGGTACTTGAAGTGGTTCAAGATATACACCATTACAGTTTTCTCCAAGGGAGATAATTACTGAGTTACAAGTTGGATACAAGTCAGCAAGTTCAATGTAACCATACTCAGTACCATTAACAGTTTTACCTTTAACAGTAAACACTCTTGTAGTTGGAATACCAGCTACAATAGTTCCACCTTTAGACTCCAATGGATTCAACCAGAAGTCATTAAGTGAACGAGTAGCACCTGAAATACTTGTAGTGATTTCAGTAGATGAAGGGTCATATCCTGAACCGAAACATCTAGCATCTGAAGCACCAAGTGAGATGTCATGAGTGAATGATTCCAAACATGAGATAAGCACGTTATCAGACTTGTGTAGCTCATTCTTACAAGCAATAGTCTTGATAGATGAGATACCGAATGGTTCTTTTACAAGAGCATCAGCCTTGTCTTTGTGCTTAATAGTGTACTCTACATGGATACCATCTTCTGAAGGAATCCATCCTGTACCTGTTTGAGATTTAATTGACAGTGGGTTAGCAAAGTCAAATTGTGCTACTTGGAACACATCTGTAGCTAGACCTGCTCCTGTAAGTTCTACAGCGTATGTGTAAGAGTTTTTACCTTCTACATCATGCAAGTCTGAAACTTTAGCTTCAACTGTAACTGTATCTGAACCAAGGAAAGTAACATACAAGTAATGGAATCCAAAACCTGCTTTAGTGTAATCACCACGGATGTCATAGGTAACTGTAGCTTCACCTTCAACTGGTTTAACATAAAGTGTACCTGTCATGTGACATGCTTTCTCATTACATCTAATCATGTCTTCAGGTGTAGTCAAGGCATCAAATGATTGGAACTCACCCTTAGTAATTTCACGATAGTTCTTAGTAGAAAGCTCTGTGTAGTAGTTAATCTTTTCAGATACTCTAACACCAATGATTTCATTTTTGTTTTGCTTAGCATAACCATACATAGGATGAGTAAGCTTTGGCATACAACCTTGTGTCATTACTTATCTCCTTTCTTTTCTTTTTTGTCTTCTTTAGCTTCTGCTTTAGCTACAGAGTTGAGCTTAGCTTCTGCTACTACTTGTCTAATTCCTGCAAGTTGTCGTTGAGCGTACATAGTACCATTCTCACCTGCAAGCTTTTGTCTAGACTCATAAAATGCGTCTAGGTCTAGTGGTTGTTCTTTAATCATCCACATTCTCCTACAGTAATTTTAAATTGTTTTGAGATAGTGTTTATCTCATCATCTACTTGTTCAAATGTAACTGGATAGTCACTGATACTAACCACATTACAAATTTTGTCTTCAAAGTTAGGTAATTTTTGTAAGTCTTGGAATATGTCTCGGTAAACTACTTCATTCTCAATATAAGACCTAGAGAACATCATAGCTTTTAGGCTTCTGTCTACTTTATCTTCTAGGTCTAAGTTACCTTCAGGTGTATTCTCTAAGATAAGCTCCTGGTCAGCAGAAATGGTAGTCCAATGGTATTTAAAAGTAATTAGATACTCACAATAACACTGTGAAGAGTAACCTACATTTGATACATCTACTGTTAATAGTGGTAGGTGAGCATTGAAATTTGACTTATAGAACTGAGCTGTAGAGAAGTGTCGATTAAGCTCATGCATAAAATTCTCATAACGAATGGTTGTGTCTCTAGACATCTCATCTACAGGCTCTAGAATTAGGTCTAAAATATCTATACCATATTCAATAAGCCATCTCTTAATATTAGTGAAAATCTTCCTCTTCATCCTGCACCTACCTGATTAATTGCTTTATCCAAGAAAGGGTTGGCAGGAGTCTTATAAGTACCGTCATGATGATACCTTGCATAATTCCTACCTCTAGGGTTTCTAGGGTCAGTTATAAGCAAGTCTTCATCAATACCTACATAGAAGTCCTCTCCACTCTCTTCTACTGTTACAGAGTCTCTTAAAGCCCCTGTATCAACATGTATATTGTTTTCTACTGCTACTTTTAATTCCTGAACTACAGTGTGCATCTCTTCATCAATCCAAGAGTCTATCTCAGCATCACCTGTTTTTCTTCTCCTAACCACAATTATCTTCCTGTGTGACTTTCATCTGCAGTAAGAGCATCCCTAACTCTTAGTTTATACTCTTCTCTTGATGTAAGTCTTTGACCACGGATGTTTAGATAATAACAACCAGGCATGACTTCATTCTGTGATACTGCTAGAATCTTCCACCAATAACCTAAGTCAGGTTCATAGATGTAGTCTCCTAGGACAATATCATAGTTTCTTTGTTGGGATTGTCTCCAAACCTCAATATAGAATAGCTTATGATGTAGCTCTTGTTCTGTCTCATAGGTATCCTTACTAAAGTTCCTATAAGCATTATAGAACTGTACTACTTCTACACAAGTAAATTGGTTTGTTTGTTCCCAAACTGTAGAGTCAAGCTGTCTACCATTATCATCATATTGTGGGTTAGTAGTTCCATGTCTGAAGATATACACATCTTTAGACATCAGATAACCTCTTCAAATGCTTGTAGTTTGTTTCCGTTGACATAACTGTACTTATTCAAGAGTGCCTTACCTAACTCATCAGGCACATCATACTCTCTACCAAGGTAGAAGTTAAACTCTCTATCGTGATAGAAGTATCTGTAAGGCTCTAGGAGAGCCATTTCAGTCCTACCAATAGAAGATTGACCACAAGCACTGCAACCACCTCTTCTAGTTCTTCCTGTAGGGCTATTTACACCTCTATATCTAACTCTCATTACTTACTCTTTCCTACTGTAATTTGCTTTTCAGTCCTTAGATTATAGCTTCTGCCACAAAGAGAATATCTTCCAAGGCTATCTTTGTAAAAGTTATTTACTAACTGAGAGAAGAAGTATTCTTGTGAATCCTTGTTAATCTCCCAAACATACTTAATAGTATCTACATCCTTTTGTACCAAAGAAGCCCCTGCTGATAGTCTATTGACATTAGCACAGTCACCAACACTAATACAGTTATTGGCAATAGCAGTGTACCCTGTAAGGTAATGACAGATTAAGTTGTCCCACTCAGGACTACTTAAGTCATAACCTGCTTCATATCTCATGACTAACACATTGTGAGAACAATTCTTATCACAAGAGTTGTCCTCAGTGTTCATAAGCTCATCTAGTCTGATAAAGAACTTATCAGCAATATCATCATAAGTAAACAAGCTTTTATCTAGAGGAACGATATTGACACCTCTAGAGCTATACTGTCTTAGTTCCACTGTAACCGTATCTAGATTAATAGCTTTCCAATATGGATGTACTTGAATACAAGTGTAGCTACAGAGTGGTCTATTTAGGTCTATTGTGTGGATTCTACAGCACTGCTCAATAGTTCCTCCTGCAACATCCCAACAAGTAATGTTACTAAGAAACCTAACAAAGTTACTCCAGATAGTATCAAACTCTTCCTGGGTAACTTGACTCATACAAGAACACTTGCTCTTAATGGCATCTAGTAACATATATCACCTCTTAGGCTTTAGGAACATGCACCATTGGGAATGGAACTTCACCGTCCAATGCACCCATGATACGAGTGTATACACCTGCAGAACAGTTAGCTGACAATGGCATACCTGTGAGCAAGATGTTACGAGCATAGTTAGCTGAGTGAGCTACCCCTGCATTTTCGTAAATATCACAAGCTACAAAGTTACAGTCTGAATCTGGTTCAAGAGTTGTACCTTGACGGATTTTATCTGCAGGAATGAGCAAGTCTTTGTAAACCATTGATACTTTAGTTACTGACAAGTCAATAATGTAAGCTTCAAATGTGTTGTTTACTTCCAAGTCTTTTGGTACATAGATGTCTTTGACAATAGGAATACCTTTGAATTTAAGAGTCACTGATGTACCGTGGAAGCTACCAAAGTTACCTCTTTCCCAACCTGCAGGGAGTTTTCCATTTTTACCTTCAACAACTACATCTGAAATAGCTGTGTGTCCTACTGGATGGACGAAGATAGCATAATTAGTTGAAGTACCTTGGTTAAGTACATCAAGGATACATCCTGCTTGTGCAAATGCACCAAGGATGTCTCCTGATTGGATAGGAGTTACTGCAGGGTGTGACATTACTTCTGCGATACCGTGGAAAGGTCTCAAACCTTTACCTTGGTAGTTTACCAAACCTTGTGCAATAACACGTTGTGTACGGAAGGCAAATGAGAACCATGCAATGTATTGCAATGAAGCTTCATAAGTCATTCCTGCTCTTTGGAAGTAGTTAAGCAAGTCATTAGACTTGTACTTAAGAGCTGAGTTCATCATCTTATCAAGAGTTGTTTCACAATCTTTCAAACAAAGTGAGAAGATTTTAGCTGAGTCAGCACAAGCTTGAATTTCAAACGGTGTGAAACAGCATCCTTGACCATCATCTGGGTCTGTTGTACCCCATGTGTAGGTTTCAGTAACCCACTTACCTTTATTGTTTTTAACAAATGTAGCGATTGATGATTCTGCAATAGATTCAAGCATTGAAGCTACCATTGGTGATGTGATGTTAAAGTCACCCAATGATGGCAATGCTTTAGAGTAGTCTTTAGCAATTCCAAAAGGAAGATTATGACCTTCTCCTGCATTTTCCATGTTTTTCTGAATTGCTGTAGCAAGTTCTCCTACAACTTCTTCAGTATAAATGTCATTAGTAACATTACTCATTAAATTTGTCCTCCTGAACGAATACCAGTATATCCTTTAGGCATCATGTTTGTAGGTTCTGCCTTTTGTGTAACTGATACTACGTTAGCTTCTTCACTGTTAAGCAATTTATTTAGTTCATCAACTACTGACTGTGATTTAGAACTTTTAGCTACAAGTTTTTTATTGTCTTTTTCCAAAGCTTCTACTTTAGCTTTAAGTTCTTCATTTTCAGCTCTGAGTGATTGAATTTCAGTAAGAGCTTGTGTAAGCAATTCTGTAGTTTGGTCTACAACTTCTTCAGTTTCTTCCTCAACTATTTCTTCTGCTTCCTCTACAACCTCTTCAGAGGTGTCTAATTGCTCTTCTGAGCCTTCTTTTACCTCTTCAGGTGTATTTGTACCTTCTACCTCTTCATCAGCCTTAGAAGGCTCTTCAGGGGCTTCTACAACCTCTTCTACAGTTTCTACAGATTCATTATCTACAGAATTGTTTGCTAGAAGAGATTTTACCTTTTCAAAGAATGTCTTATCCATAGGAGTTCCTTTCATTTCATTTAGTAATTGTAAAGTCTCTAGCTGTTTCCCTGTAGTAGATACCATAGCTACAAGGTCTTCTACACCTTCTACAGATTCCTCTGTATCATTGAAGATATTGTCCACAAACCCTAGCTCTAAAGCCTGGTCTGAAGTAAGCCATGTCTCTTTGAACATCATATCAAGGATTTCATCTTCACTGAGACCAGTCTTTTTCATATACACTTTAGCAATAGACCTTTCAGTAGAGTCAAGCATGTTTAGTGAGCGTTCAAGACTCAACTTGTCTACTACTTCCTCATTTCTAAAGTGTGGTTGGTGAATCATGATTTGTGCTTGGTGTGAGATATTTACTTCATCTGCTCCAAGCATAAATACTGAAGCAATAGAAGCAGATAA